GTCCTTGTCAGCGTTCCAAAGTTTCTCGTACATCTCAAGTAGTATCTCTCTATTTGTCATTTTTTTACCCTTATTTTGTGACAATTTAAGGTTCATCGTTGTGAGTATTTGCGATTTGCGAATGTGTACCACTTTGGTACGCATTAGTTCTGTTTGCGTCTCACCCATCTTACATACATCTTCGCTGCCCACGCTCTGCGTTGTTGCTTGTTAGGGTAGATCTTCTTGAGTCTCGCATTTGCTATGCGTAGGAATTGATTCATCTCTTTCATAATAACTTATTGTGTATGTCTTTCAACCATTCAACTCTATGCGGTACATCTCCGTAAACAAGGTGGCAAGGTCTACATACCGCCATTAGGTTCTCTATTCTGTCTTTGTCTTTAGATCCACCGCTTCCTCTATTCTCTATATGATGTATGTCTACGGCTCTTGAGCCACATACCTCGCAAGGGATAAAGTCATCAAGCACATAGCCGAAGTATTGCATATAGATCTTAGTATGCTTTTTCATAGTGTATCTCTGATAATGTATGAATCAAGATCTTCTTGATTGACGAAGAAATCTCTGTAAGTTGCTATGGCTCTATTGAACTTTGCTTCTCCTCTCTTGTAGAACTCCTCTGATACATCGTAGATTCCTATATCGCACGAACCTTTGTCTAGAGCGATAAAATAGAAATCTTGATATGATTTATTGAACAAGTTACAATAGATGTATGCTTGTAAATCGTAGCCGTATTTATCGGCACTATATCTAAATGCTTTGAGATCCGTAGTGGTCTTAATGTCGGCAATAAAATTGTCATTCCATATATCTGCCTTGCCTCTAAAAGGAAACCCACCAAGAATATCTACCATAGGCTTTTCTGCTTCTGATCCTTTTAGGAACTCCATAGCGTGATAATTACGATTGAATGCATCTGCTATTCTTTCTCCAGCTTGTAGATCTTTGCTAGTGATACACTTCTTAGTTGTATTCTCGTTTGCTTCTTTGTACTTCTTGGTATTCTTTGAAGCTACATCTACGACTTCGAATATATCGTCAAACTTTTCGGGCTCTAGAATCATTGTATGAATGATATTGCCCATCAATAGAGCTGGGGAGTTGTTAGCTTGTCCGTAAGTTCTAACATTGTAAAAAGTCTTTGGGCTATCTAGTAGCATCTTTAAACTGCTGGAACTTAGTGCAAGAGTGTTTAGCACTCCATAGTAGAAATCGTCATCACGGGCTTTCTCAATAAGCCAATTCTGATCGTAATCAGATCCGTCTAGCATTAACATTATAAGGTGGTATTTAAAAGGATTGCTAATAGTTTGCCGACTGATAGTACGGCGAATGTAAATACGAGTGCTACGATACCAATAACCGAATAGTATGTAAACTCTTGGAGCTTAGTGTACTTTTTCATTATCCGATAAGTGTTAAGTGATCGAAATCGTGGTAGCAATTTGCTACACCCATAGACTTTCTACCCTTGTCTGTAATATGCTCTTGAATAAGAGCGTAAAGAGTTTCTTTTGTTTCTGCGTAAACCGCAAAAGCGTGGTTTTGTACTCACTTACCTTTTTGATCTTTCTCTAGGAAATAGATGATATTGTTTGCTTTCATCTCTCAGTTGTTTAATTAACTGAGGTAAATATAAACAACTTTTTTTAATTACTCGGAGTCCTCAGAGAAATTTTGTCGGATCCAATCCTCAATATAATCAATACGATATTGCAAAGATCTTATTTGATTCATAGATACTATCTGCGCAAAAGCAAATAGAATGATCATCATTACTATCATTCATTTTCCCATTGAGCTACGCATACTGCATAGCGTTGGTCTTGTTCTGGAAATTCGCTAATCATAGTATGATCTTGCATACATCTCATTATAAAATCCCCTCTGCTTTCACTTGCTTTCTTCGTTGGTAACGGCATACGGCAATACTTCAAAAATTAAATCTTCAACATCCTCAAATCTCAAGTATGTAAATACATCTTGAGCATTCCATCTACCTACCCAGCGATGTAGTGCATCTTTATAAGGTATGTAGTTTCTTCTTTCTACTTTATCCTTGTAGAACGGCTCACATAGTTCAATAGCTCTTAATCGTAAGTGATTCTTGCGAAACACATAGAACGCTTCTGGAAATTGAAAAGCTATGTACTCGGCTTTGCTCTTTCTAGAGCACCAGCCATTACCTCCCCACACATTAACAAACTCCAAAAGAATATAACCAGACAGATGCATCTTTTTTAATCCTTTGACATCTACCAGTTTATCACCCCAGTAGAAATCAATATGCTTCTTATCATCTTCAAGGTTTGACTTTAAAGCTCCCGTCAATTCTTTGAATAGAGCTTCACCCGTCTTTCCAACATCAACACAGACCTTCGTGCGGCTTTCGGTAAGTTTGCGTTTGTCCTTTAAATAGTTACGCAGTTGCATCTAATAGTTCTTGAAGTTCCCTCATCCATTGTAACCATATCTTAGGGCTACAAGTACACGGCACATCATACTTGTGGTTAAATACTCTTGCGTGGATCTCTGCGATACGAACTCGCTGATCGTGATTGAGTTGGCTCTTTCTTAATACTCCACTAGACAAGTATTGTATCTCATCTTCATTAAGACACTCTGGCTGACGGCTATAAGGAAATAATTTATTGAGCTTGTCTTTCCTAGATTCGCAACCGCAATCATCTCCAAATACTGCTTTTACGGCAGTCTTAATACCCGTTGCTTCTGTTATCTGTTCAATAGTATCTCCAAGACCTTTAGCTTTGTTCTTGCTTCCCTTTGGTCTGCCTCTTTTAGATTTTGTCGAAGTCTCCGTTTTCATAGTCTTGCCAATCTTCTTTGAGCTTGTCATAGATTCTTGCTTTGCCATTTTTTATCGTGTTTTTTATACTAGTCAATCCTATCTCTGTTTCTCGGTGGAGTTTATTCATAGAAGTTCCGTTCATATGGATGTTAATCATCTTCTGATCATACCAATGTAGATCTTCGATTTCATTCTCCATTTTATCAAGTAGCTTTTCCATCGCTTCACGCTCCTCTGTATATGGCTGATCTAGATGGAAGTCAAAATGTAAGTCCTCTATGGACACCTTGTTTATTTTCTTTTTTGCTCTCTGATACTTTAAAGCAGTATTGATACAAGCACGATAGACATAAAAAAAGTTAAGGGAGTCCTCCTCGTAAAAGTTGGTCCTCCCTTCGCTTTCCATTTCTAATAGTCGCACAAATACCATTTGTACTATATCAGAAGCAATCTCGTATGATCCGTCTGTGTACTCTTTAATGAAGCCCGTAAGGCGTTTGAAATTCTTCTCGTAAAATTTTCCTATGCGGTCCATGAAACTTGTATCATCACAAGACCTACACTAATTTGTATTAAGTGTAGTGCAGTGAGATCTTCAGTTGCTGGATAGTGGGCATAGTTAATTCCAAACATTATTCCGTAAAGCGGTGAAAACTCAATCTGCATCTTGTAGCTCTTTCTTTTTCTGCAATATAATGTTTTCTTGACGAACTTTCAACAACTCGGTGTTAATTGAATCCAATTCGGCTTCTAGTTCCAAAACTTTGAGCTTGTAGCGAGTAAGATCTGCTTGGGCTCTATTCTGTAAATGATGACTAGTGATAGGATTGTTATTGACTATCTGATTTGCTGCTTCGTAAAAACTTCTGTACATCTCACTCCAATTAAAGTTCATCTCGTGATTCTTAACTGCGTGATGTATCGTTGCGTGATTCTTACCAAAAATCCTACCAATCTGATGCAAAGTCATCTGCTTTCTCAATACTACCATCATAGCTGATCGTGCGAACACTTGATCTTCTTGTCGGGTGTCGTTAGGAATCACACCGATAAAATCATAATACTGAGCCAATACATTGCTTAAATCTTCCATTTGATTTCTTTTTCTTTGTCTATTATTTTTTGAAACGGGATCTTATGTAAACTGCCCGTTGAGGTATTTCTTACGATATAGTAACTTCCAGACACTTCTATGTCTGGTTCCTCTCCATCGACTCTAGTTTGTAAAGCAATAGTGGTCTCCATACATATGAACTCCATACCATTAATTTCAAACCTTTGTCCGTTATTCATCTTTCTCTTAAAATCCATCTATATGGTCGTTTACTATTTGATGTAGTTTGATATTTTCTTTCTTTAGATCATACAACTCTTGCTTGAGCTTACCATTATCAATTCTAGCTTCTAAGATCTTACGATCAAGCACATTGAAATAGTCTGTAATGTGTCTATAAACTGCTGCGGAGTCGGCACATATATGGAAGATCTCCCAAATTTGATCATCAGTTAGGTCAGCTTGATTACCTAGATACTTGCTAAGATGGTCAAGAGCACGAAACAATTCGGCTTCTTTTTCCATATAGTACAACTTGTTACCTTCAAAATGGAGATTCATCGACTTTTCTTTCTTTAGTGATCAAATCTAAACCATTTATGGAGAACCCACAATTTCCTTTCGTAGACTGAAGTCTGACGGGGCTATCTAAACTTGTAGGTCGGCCACCGCTTTCAAGCTCTTTTACCTTTCTGACATGAATGTCAGTAAATATCCAATCTGTTGGATGTTGCGTATATCGGTGTATAACAAAGAATTCATCAGAGCGATTCACAAATTTACCACCTCCCTCTACATCACTAGCCATTGGTGGCATAGTATGTCCACTATAATCGTGCATACCTTTATGTAGCTTTCTTAGAGCTTCGGTTGCTGGGTGAGTATTAAGAATGGTTGTAACTCCGTATTCCTTGCAGAACTTTCTAATGTGGCTAGTTACTTCGTAATGATAGTCGTGGGTAGAAATCCCTTTGAGATCTTCTTTTCGGATAGTTAGTGAGTTGTAAGGATCTATCATCATACCCTCAAACTCCCAAGCCGTATGTACTTCTTTAGCGATCTCAAGTAATTCAAAAGCATTAACTATTAACTCCGAGTTGATAAATGCCCAATGGCCCTCTACGAAAGCGTGGTGTCTCCAAAACTCTGCTTCCTCTATTTGATTGATAGGTTTACCAGCTATGAACTCAATGATCTTTCTCTGTAAAGATTGCACTTCGTTCTCACTAGAATATATCAACCATTTTGTTCCGTTCTCTAAAGTATGAAGCAGTTGTAGATAGGTCATCGTGTGAGTCTTTCCGACATTAGCGTGTCCCGTAATCACTATGAAGTTTCCTTTTTTAAATCTTATGTAATCATCAATTTCGGGAACTCCGAATCGTGATGCTTCTGAGATCTTACCAGCTCTTGCTTTTTCTAGATAACGAAGT